GGGCATTTGGAGTTACTGGCCTACGGTTACAGAATTCACATTCAGGGTCATTACATTTATTTTCTGACCAGATGTTACAAGGTTCACAATAGTAACAATCATACTGTTCTGAGTACTTTTTTGGTACTTGGCAGCATATTGCAGAAGTCAAGTCCATAAACTATCCCTTGCTTTAATAAGTCTAATCATCATAGCTTCATCTTCTGCTTGGTAGGCCGCTTCAATTTCTTGTAGAAGTTTGTGTGACCGGTCGCTCATGGCTTCAAGTTCGGGACTACGGTCATTGCTAAAACTTAGCTTGCCACCGTTGGCAATTCTGCTGGCTTCGCAGTAGTCAGTCCAACCACTTGCATCATATGCATCTGGACGATTGCGATAAGTCACAGTCCACCATGTATACAACTCTTTAATCTCTCGGGCACGTTCTGCTTGTAATGTGGGCTTACCGTGGTCAGGACTAGTTTCTTCCACACCCCAGTCCGAACCCATTGTTAATGTCGCTGCCCAGTCAAGATGATCCAACCCTGCTTGAGCACAGCGCCATACTCGCCACCGAAACCATCCACTGGCCCAGAATGGAGGATCATACTTGGCGCGAGCTTCTTTATCGCCCCAAGCAATGTGACTCCAAGCTGATTCTATTTCAACAAAATCCACCAGCTCATTGAATAGACAAGGAAGAAAGCGATTGCCCACATCCTGCCATTGACCCGGCTTAATATCCCGGGGATGAGCGGTAAGACTATTAGTGCGAGTAACCCAACGGTTGTTAATGTAGTATTTGATATCATATAGAGTCCTAGTAGGCCATGTGACAAAATCTTGAATGTGTCCCAGTGCTTCTTCCGCCAACCAGTAGCGGAAGTTGTGTTTGATCTGTGCTTGAGTGGTCCAGTCGTCCCATTCTTCGGCTGTGGCCGCACCGAGCTTTTTAGTGCCGCGAAGCCAGTCTGCAAATGGTGTGCAGGACCAGTAGTTAGTGTGATGTGCGATGATAATTCTCCTTAATTTCTATAATACTATTATAATGTCTGCGGTTCATGCCACAATCCAATTTAAGTGGTCTTTAATTTCAATGCTTTCGCTACCATCGTAGTCGTGTATTCTAAATTCTGAACCCTCTGGCAACCAAGCTACAGTCAAGTGTTCCAGGCCGCCAATATACAGGTCGATATATTTAAGTGTGACATACACTTTCAACTCATCCTGTTGATTCTTTTCCACAAGCTCAACTATGGCAGGATCAAACAAGATTTCTGGCACTTTCGGATTCCAAGTGGACCATCCAGCGCCAAATTCCGGTGAATATAGCACAGCCACCAGTCCATCCCGGACCAATTTATTCACGATCTAACTCCCAGTAATCCCAATATAAAACCCAAGTACCAGAAGAACATTCGGCGGGCACGAAAACGAACACCTGCACCAACTTGAGCACCTTTTAATAAGGTATTTCTATTTATCGGGTGTATCATCAATCACCACTATCAATTTGATACCTATCCCCACAATGAGTACAGGTGTATTGGGTCAAACAACGTCCAACATTCATGCTGGTGTAAGAATGGGTACATCCCACTCCATCCTTATTAACAGGCACTTGGCCTGTAGGTGCCCCAAACATGTATTGTCCGCCACAATTGGTGCAGTCAACAGTATCATCGACGGCCCGATACCCATACCAGCCGTACTCTACCCCATGCTTCCTGAGATGATCGGGGCAAGGCATGTGGGCGGTGCCATCACATACCGGACAATGTACAAGGGTCATCGAGTGCTCCAGTATACAACCGCAACAAATGCAATGGCCACGACCTTGACAAGGATCATTTCTATAATAAATTTAGTGTCTTCGCTCATTATTCTTTCCCAAAATGTTTGATGATTAGGGTAAGGGCCGCAATGGCCTGCACATTGCCCGTAACGTCTTCTGGGTGCATCCATGGACCCCACGGGTTATCTTCTGTGCGGGGGTTCTTACGCCATTCGGCCAGCTCTTTTTTGAGATAACTGCGATATTCTTTCAAGTTCAGCAGGGTAATACGATCTGCTGTTTCACCGTCTAGGGTGATGGGTCCAATTCGCTTGCTCATTTTTTAACTCCAAAATTTCGTTTAATGTCATCACCGCAATCTTTATAACCGTATCCAAAATGAGTATCAACACCACCGGCGGCATTGCTATGATGGTAACAGATATCTGCACATTCCTGCACAATCAACTCGGCGAACTTTACTTCCTTTGGCATTAATCGTGTCATATCAAACCCATTAGGTTCTCCGACAATCATTCCAGCCTCTACCGCTAGTTGTTTAATTCGTTCATTCATTCTTTAACTCCGAAATGTTTCAATACATCAATGCCTGCCCAAGTCCGTCCCGATTTATAATCACCACCCTCAACACCATCCACTCCTTTAGCAATGTCAGCACACTCCCGAACAATCAACTCGGCGAACTTTTCATGATTGACATGACTGGTGCTAGGATCGGGCCATACTTGTCGAGCAAGTTGTCGAATTCGTTCGTTCATATCAATCCATCCTTGAGCCAGCGTAGGCATTCATAATACCTGCGGCACGTAGCACATCGGCGTAGGCCTGTGCGCCTTCCTCTTTGGCTGTGATGCATTGTGTCCAATTGCCCGAGGGATTCCACAGTTGGAGTCCGCCGCCGTATGCAGGCTTAAAGCCCACGGCCTTCAATGCACGGCCCAACTTGGTTGAGCCTCTCTCGTTAACAGTAACCCAAGCAAAGCCGCAGGCATCGCGGTCGCCGTGTTTGGCCAGGAAGTCTTCGGTGGCCTTGGCAGCCGCTTGGCATGCAGTTTGGTGTACGCTGGCCAGTGTGTCGAGTGCAATCATCTAGTGCTCCTTGGTGTGTAAGTGTATATTATAGCAGTTTGGACATTAGTGGTCAACCAATTTAGCAACCGCGTATATCGGTATTCAGATTGGGTTTGTGCTGGCGGATCAATTCACGCTCTAATGTATGAGCTTGTGCTTTGCCGCGAACCACTGCAACAATCACCACGTTAAATTTATCCGAACCACGTTCACGCATGGTTTCATACAAGAGCCATGATTTGTTTTCTGTACGTGAACGATAGATGTGTTTGTTAAAGCGAACTTGAGCCGACTTAGCCACAGTTGATTCAGTCTTGGCAGTTAACCCTAAGTAAAAATCGTCGCCACTCTGCAACATGTAAATGATGTGAGTACGATCCACACGTTTTTTACGGGGTTGCTTTTTTAAGTTCATAGTGTATTATAGCAAATCTGGCAATTCTGGTCAACCGAATTGTCCGCATAAGTTAGTAAGCACTTACTGACTTATTTGGTGTTGTATTTCTGCCACAAATGTATTATCGAGCTAATCCACGTATAAATCGTTCAATATCTCCATATAATGACATCATAATCGCTTCTTGACTGCCAAATAATATTAATTTAGGCTTCTTGCCCAGCCTAATATAATACGGGCACGTGAGTTTGTTATTAAGTGTGATCAACTGATTGGGTTTTGCCGGCATACTGCTCGGGACTTCAAATTCATAACGAGATACTTCTAATTGGTTGAATACATCAAATCCGTAAACGCTTAATCTCAAGCCGCCATTGGGTCTAATGTCTTGCCACCAGTCCTGCATGGCCAATTCTAATGTTGTTTGATTATCTGGCAGCTGGGCCAGCATCTGTCGAGTGAACTCAAGTTTAGTTGACATTGGGGAACACTTGCGCCCCTTGTGTTAACAATACCACTGTGAACTTGTCTGTTTTGAACTGACTGTTGAGTTTGCGGGACAAATTGATGGCATGCCCAGGATTCGAAAAAGATACTTTTTTGTACTTGGGTCCGGGATATTGTGTGAGCATGTGAGAAGTTTTGAGATTGATGGGCTTGGAGTCGTAGAATACAGCCCACACTCCTTCAGATGCCAACACCTGCTCGGTCTTGTAAGTTTGCTTGTTTGTGTGCTCAATCAGCACAGTGGGCTTGGGTCGACTCATCATTAAACTCCTACATTTATTTATCTAAAACACAGTAGTTTAGAACTTGCCTCCGGTGATATCAACCTGTATAATTTCGTTGGTGCTGCCAGCGTCTCTTCGCAACTGTTCCAATACCAGCAATAATTTAGTAATATCAGCATGAAGATCTTTGGCATCTTTAAGACTCAGAGTAACGTCTCTTCCGCCGCGACTTTCCTGAGCTTTGATCAGGTCAATGAAGCGATTTATATGTAAACTCATGTGAGATATTTCTCCAGGTCCGGCGGGGTCCATCCAATTGGTTTGAGCACCTTTCCGTCTTCACGCTTGCGTACTTTGCCAGTTTCTTGATCTATTTTTGCAAAATTAGTTGCCATAACTTCTTTCCAAGCACCTTCGGCATTGGCACCCATACTATGGATAGCACCAATAGTGACTACCAGGATGTCAATCAAGGCATCCAATGTGTCTACATCGTTGTCGGCATCTTGTAGTTCTTTGAATTCTTCCTCAATCAAGTTGATGTACATGTCAAATTGTGCTTGATCTCCTGTGACACTTTGGTCGCAGGCCAGCATGAATTTTTCTTGATCTTTAAATGGATTCATTTGCTTGTTCTTTAGTATGGAACGGACCTTGATATGAATATCGTTCTAACACAATTAGTTTGGGATTTTGAACAGCCTTCCAGTTGCGATGTTGTTTGATCGTATACCATCCGGCTGCAAACCACGATTTACTTTTGGTGTTTTTAGTAAACAATGGCAGTTTATTTTTAACGTCCCATACAGGATTTAATGCTCGACAACCGGTGTTATACCCATGCACCCAATCTGTTGGCGCTTTGACCGGTTTGACTGCATCTTCAAATTCAATATCCGCAGTGCGAGACAATGATCGAATGGTCTTAAATCTACTGGTACTGTTGTCTATGGTAACAACATATCCAGTGTTATCTGCTATCACATTGCCAATTTTTCGATTGTCTTTTTTCAAAATCCAATACTGGTTAGCTATAACGGGTTTGGCTAGTATCATCTAATACTCCTTTATAAGTTTCATTCATCCATCGACCAAAACTATCAGCACTTTCGCTGCATTTGGTCAACTCATACTTTCCACAGAATCTGAGAAAGTGGCTGCCCACTTGTCCTACATCTTTGTGACTCACTTGTTCACAAATGGCAGTATCAACCATGAGTTTGATATTGTCGGGTTGTGCCGTAAGATCAATTAACACACGGTTACGATCATAATCATCTAGTACCTTGTGCTCAACACCATTGTGGTCGGACCAACGCTGAAGCATCATGTTGTTCCAAGAATATCCACGCTTGTCTCTGTCGGCAAAGGCCTCACGCAATCCAACTTTATTCTTAGTGCCCTTTTCACGCACCCCCGGGTAGGCCGAAAACACATTGTCGCTTGTATCGCCACGCATGCATTTTTCAAATAATAACCAAGCAGGTTCGGGTGCAGTTTTGGGTAGTTTGGTTTTTTTATCTTTTACTGGGGTGTTTTTTGCATCAAAAATACCTGTCAGGGTGATCAATTCATCAGTGATACCATTGTATTGTTGCACGTTCGGGGCCACTAATTGCACAAAGTCTGTGTCTGAACTAACTATCACATGATCATCTTGGGGGTGTAAGGATACCCAACGTGCAATGATATCGTCTGCTTCTGCATTGGGATGACGAATAACACTACAATTGGTTTTAGTAGACAAGTATTTAGTCAGTTCGTCATAGGTCTCCCAAAACATTTTATCTTCTTCGGCTTCTTGCTCGGTCATTTTCCCCCGAGCAACAGCACGGTTCTTCTTGTAGGGTTCGTAATAGTCCTTGCGCCAGCTGCGCCCCTCAAGTGCGAAAATAACATGGTCTGCTTGAAATCGTTTGGCAACCTTGTTAGTTGCCATCATTGTGACATGCAGAGCAAACCCCAGTTTAGTCCAAGCATCACTAGCCCTGTGGGCGCCGTGCCGTGCCCGAAAAAACATGTTGGCAGTGTCAATTAGTAGGTATTTCATCAGGATCCAGTAGTTGAGTGGTCTTGATGTATTGTAACACATGTTCAGCCCAAAGTCTATGACTTTGGGCATCAAAATGGTAATATGCGGCATTTGCGTATGTGCCGCCGTTGTTAGTTAACCAATTATGATAAGATTCTTCCCGAATGTATGGATACATATAGTTTTCTCCCCAATTATGCCGATTTTGAATATCACTAAATGTACTGTGCCCACTAAAGAACAAATGACGTATGCCCAAGTTTTTAAGATACAAGTGCATTTTCCAAATGTTATCATGGGCTTGCAACGTTTTAATTGTCCAATCTATGTTTATAACATATTCCTTGTAGCGTTGTTGCAACTGTGCAGGTACGGTATCAATACCGCTGGCATTCACTTGATACCATTGATCTAGATGATACCACTCTTCTCTTTCCCATGTGGTCCATTGTAAAATCATAAATGTCTGATCCAGCCGGGCTGTGTTATTTTCAATCCATTTCTTGGTAATACGTATGATTCGATCGTTACTGCCGCCTGAACTGGCCTCACACACCAACTCTGCCGCAAATGAGTCTGCTAGCCGTCGACCATAACTCACGGCCAAATTAGCAGGATGCGGTTCGGTGCCACATTGCCAATATTGTGAGTCATCCACTGCCCAAGCATGGTTAACCGCAGCTTGGGCGGCAGCAGAATGACTGCATCCGTTAACATATAGTATCATGAGGTTATTTTATCAGTTTCGGCTGCTGCCACACGCTTGCGTAGATTGCTTGAACTAAACGAATGATCTCGACCGTTGAATACCAGACTGATGTCACGGACAATACATTCAATACGGCCACTAAAGTTTTTGGTTTGATATTCCACTCCCAGAATACGTACATCTAATGGTAATATCAACAGCAAGTCACACAGGTCTTTTTCGGTCTGATATACCACCACTTCGTCCACATAACGGCATGCGGACAGTTGTATCTGGCGTTCCACAATACTTTGAATGGGCTTGTTCTTGGTATCGGGTCTATCAATTGTGGGATCAGTTTGTAATCCGCAAATCAAGTAATCACAATGATTTTTGGCTTCACTCAGCATGGCAATATGCCCGGCATGAAGCATGTCAAATGTACTGAAGGTTATACCAATTGTTTTACCTTCAACTTTGAGTTGCTTGATGTGATTAAAAATCATGACACTTCACTGCGGCCACCGCCGAGATCTCGACTTTGCACCCATATACCAGAATTTTTAATAGCCTGTTCTTGTTCCCACGTTTCCATCACAACATGTCTGCACACATTCTGGAACCATTGATCAACTATGTCTGAATCAGTTTTTCCAGCATAGCCGGCACGCAATAGGTTGGCTACAAATTTATCATTCCAATCAAGTTCAAACGAACCTTGATGTAAGTTAACAGGATCAACCTCCATGCTTAAAATTTGCACATATGATTCTCCCTTTTCAGTGGCCAGTTCTTTAGGAGTTTTTTGCGGAGGTTCTATCTTGGGTTGTGCCTTGACCGTTTTGATTGGTTTTGACGTGGCTGGCGCAGATGCTGGCGCAGCCGGTATATCTACCTTTTTAGGTTTAAAAAATCTATCTAACAGTCCCATTATTTCCCCCATCCATTTCCCCACAAGTCCACATGTAGTCGCGGACTGTAATTATAACCACGAGCCAGTGCCCAGTCGGCTACATTCACACGGTTTGCTGCATATGGTGTAACAACACCCCCTTGTGGCATGACATATACCACACCTGTAAATCCTTGCTTACGATATTCGTCAGTTGCACGATCTACTTCGTCAAGGTGCGCTTCAGAATCTATTACAAATTTTAAATACACTGTTCCGTAATTTTCATACTCGGCAACAATATTGGGCTTGACAGCATCAGCCCATGTTTCACCGCTGACACTTAGTTTGGGACTGACACTGAATGTAATTTCTTCCTGTGCAGTCAACCAATCTTTTAAATACTTTTTAAATTGATCTTGTAGTTTTTGAGTACCGTTGGTTTCAAATGTGATGTTTTTTAAATCTTTCATGCCGTCATGCGCCAGCAACTCCTGGTAGGCCCGTTGCCAACCCAACAACGGTTCGCCACCGGTAATAACCAAATGTACATCATTGCCATTCTTCTGTTGCCATTGTCCGTTTGGAGTCAATGCCAACATTTTTGCTACCAGTTCATCATGCGTGTATGTTGGGCTAAGTTTTTTAAATTCTGGATGCCAGCTGGCATAGCTATCGCATCCGGTATTTACTAGCGGCAGACTTAAGAAGTCTTTGTACAGGTGAATATTTTTTGCCACTTCGTCTGCCTCGGTAGATTTCTCACCGGGCTTGCAGCCAAAGCCGGCACAGGTAAAATTGCATCCAAACGTTCGCAGGAACACACTTGGCACACCAACAAATCTTCCTTCGCCCTGGGCGGAATAAAAAAGTTCTGATACTTTGAGTTTCATATTATAATCTTATTAATTTACTT